ATATCTAATGCTGAATATTTTGCGTGATCAAGATTTATCTAAAATTCTAGATAATACCAAAATAAGTAAGGTTCTTTCCGCTACCGAAGTCAAGCAATTGATGGGATCCATCGCACAAGACGTTGGTGGTGGATCACATTCTACAATTTCAGATAGCGGTAAGATTGGGGCATACGGATTTAATTTAGAGGCATTACAAACTGTCGGTGCTGTGGCACCTAATGCTGTCGAAAAAACATTAGAGAATATCAAAAAGAATATTCCTAGTATTTCAATACTGACAAAGAAAACTTGGGTTAGAGCACAGGCATCTGATTCTCTCGCGAAGTTTGGTCTTGGTGGATTGATTGGTAAAAATCTCGGTAAAAACTTTGCGCTTGATGCTCTTAATAAATTGGGACTTCCGATTCCAACGAACATTGGTAACGTTGGTAATAATTTAAACTTTGCTGCTCTTGCGGATCCAAAAATTTGGACAGCAAAAACAGGTAGTGCAGCAGAAACTGCTCTCAAAGTCGTGAATGCTGCAAATGGTTCAGTTAGTTCTGCAGTTTCTTCTGTTAAAAACACTCTTTCTAAAGAAGTGTCTGGTCTTACGACTAAGATCGCCTTGACGACATCAGCAACAGGCGATAACGAAGTATCAAGCACTACCAATAAAATGGTCAAGACCATAACAAAGACACTTACTTCGTCTGCTGTAAAATCTGCTACTGCATTAATTACCGATTCAGTTAAACTTCCATCCGCGACTAAGGTTGCATTTGAATTGGTTTCCAAACAGATTGATGTAAAAACATCTGCGGTGAATGAAGCAATAGATGTTTCTTTTGACCCATTCAGACAAGAACCTACTATTTTAAACATGACAACTGCAGTGTCTACAGTTACTTCGTTGATAGACACACACGAAAAAGAAATCGCAGAAATTATCGATGATACTCACATCGAACAGATTACTAATCTTGGCGGAGGTGGAAGCGGTTTTCTAAACGATCCATTCGCGCAAAACAATGCAATGGTTTCTCTGCTTGATAGAAATATTAAATCCCTTCTATCTTCAAAGGCGATTTCATTAGACTCTCCCAAAGATGTTATCTTAGGAATGTTGTCAGTTGCTAATGGACAAGGAATTGACACAGCGATTAAGTTTGCCAATGGATTAATTAAGACAAGTTCTAACGGGAAAACCTCCAACGACTTCTTTGGTGTTGGGTTTTCTGCGAACAAATTATTTAACGAACTCTTGGACGCAAAACCTGGATCTCCAACAATCTCTGCGCCAAATCCTGCAACACTTGCTCAGGCAAAACCAACTGTTGCTAATCTGCCGACGAACGATGGATTAAGAGATAACAATCCTCGTATTGGATTTAACGATCCAAATAACGTTTATCCTAAGCGGGAATATCTCGAAGCAGGTAATGGTGACGTTAATGCACTTGCGGTTGGAAAAAATCCAGGAGAAACTAAAGCACTACCACAGGATCAAACGATCCATGGACAGCATGATGCGCAGAGAACCACTTCGAAACCTATTGCTGGTCGAACAGGAGAATCTGTTTCTCAACCGAAATCTGCCTTTGCTGCTGAGTATCCATACAACCATACCTACCAGAGTGAATCTGGACACACTATGGAATTCGATGATACTCCAAATGCAGAACGTGTTTCGTTAAACCACAAATCAGGGTCATTTCTAGAAATGCGCCCAGATGGTTCACAGGTAAATAAAATTATCGGTGACGGTTATACAGTTATCGATCGCAATGGTGTTATTACCATCGAGGGTAAGGCAAATGTTCACGTTGGTGGTAGTTGTAATATTTACGTGGCAAACAACTGTAATCTTACAGTTGGGGGTAATACAAATATTGACACACACGGAAACGTCGACTGGAAAGTCGGCGGGAATATGAACCTTGCGGTCAAAGGAACTTTCGCCACTCGCGTCGATGGCGATTATTCGATGGATGTGAGTGGCGATATTGATTCAGCAACTTCTAAATCATATAGACTTGGTTCTGCAACAAGCGTTGATATCCTCTCAAATGGTAAAATTAATATCGATGCGTCCTCTGATATTAACATTAAGACCGATGCGAAGGCGAATGTTTACGGCGCAGAGACAAACATCAAAGCATCTGATACGACAAATATCCAAGCAGGTTCTACTATGAACGTCAAGGGTGGTGGTGCTACCAATGTTGATGGTGTGGTCATTACAGTAAGTCCTGGAAGCGCAGGTTCTGCAGTAACAGCATCAGATGGGACTCCTCCTGATATTACTATTGTCGCAGATCCAGTTTCACCGATGAATCCAAGCGAACCAGAATTTGTTGGTGGTAATGGTGGTGTTTCTCCAGAAGAAGCAAAGGGTATGGATTATGATGGCGAAGATGGCATTGCAGATAGAAACGCTGCTGGTATTGAAGATAGTGCGATTCCAGGAGAAGAAGGATCTAGTAATTTAGTAAGTGGAAGGGTTGCACCTACTGCATGTAATGTAACCAAGTCTGGCGTAAAACTTCCAGATATTAACATCTCAAATGGTATTAACTATGGAATGAAAATCTCTGATAAGTTTACTCTGAAAGACGTTATGGTAAAGGGTAAACTACGAAATTATGGTGGATTCAGTAAAGCAGACATGATTGCAAACATGCGCTGCTTGGCAGTAAACTGCTTGGATCCAATCAAAACTAAGTTCCCTGGAATGTATTTCACGTCAGGATTTAGAGATTATATTCCATCTGGTGGTTCTACGACTTCACAGCATATGCTTGGGCAGGCAGTGGACATGAAATTCAATGGAATAACAAAAGGTCAATACCACGATGTAATCGTCCCGTGGATTGTCAAGAACGTTCCATATGACCAACTTCTTCTCGAGTATCTACCATCTGGCGGACATTGGATTCATATCTCGTTTAAAGAAAAAGGCAACAGATATCTGCACTTTACCATGTATAATCATAAACGTGTTTCGGCACCTGGAACTTTCAAAAAATACTAAAAAGGCATATAAATAAGTATTATGAAGACAGTCAGAATATACAAAGATTTAGATCTTTCCTTTACTCCACATCCTGGAACGGGTGATGTGGGGATGAAGTTTGACATCAATTCAGTTAAGCAATCGCTTAGAATATTGTTGTTAACTTCCAACGGAGAAAGACCGTTCAACTATATTCTTGGTTCTCCGATTTATAAGATGTTGTTTGAACCTATGGATCTTATTACTGCGAATATGTTAGAATCGCAAATAACACTTCTAATCAAACAGTTTGAACCTAGATGCAATCTTCAAATGGTTGAAGTGTCACCAAATTTCGACCTTAATCAATATGATATAAACATCAGATTCTATGTAGTTGGTACTCCAGGTCCAGTTACCTATTCAACATTCTTAAAGAGAGCTCGCTAAATGGCAGAACTTAGAGTAACAGAACTTGATTTTGTGGGAATCAAGCAAAACCTGAAAGAATATCTTGCTTCTCAGGATCAATTTTCAGATTATAATTTCGAGGGATCTGCTATGTCAGTTCTCCTCGATGTTCTTGCATATAATACGCACTACAATGCTACGCTTGCGCATCTTCTTGCGAATGAAATGTTTCTCGATAGTGCATTGAAGAGATCTTCTGTTGTATCTATTGCAAAGTCGATGGGATACTTACCCAATTCTCAGCATTGTGCAAGAGCGGTAATCGATCTTGAGATAACTGCTGTTGCAAACTATGGTCCTGATTCTCTTCTTTTATCTAAAAACGCCACCTTTACTGCGACGGGAATCCCCACAGACTTATCCCCATCTGGTATATTTTCATTTAGACCAGACGACGATTATACTGCTGTTGTATCTGATGAAGTTGGAGCAATTAAAACATTTACATTCAATGATGTCAAACTAATTGAAGGTAATCGGGTTTCGAATGAATTTCTTGTAGATACAACCAATCTCTCTGGACCATTTACCATTCCAAATAAGAATGTTGATATTACGACGGTTACAGTTTCTGTTCAAAATGACGAAACCACTACCACATTTAATTATTCAGACACATACCTTAACATCGAAAACAACAGTAGTGTTTTTTGGATCGAACTAGGTTATGATGGTCTATATCAAATTGTGTTTGGTGATAATATTCTGGGTAAACAATTAGAATATGGTAATATCGTTACTGTAGAATATTTTGTTGGTTCTGCAGATGGCGCAAATAATCTCTCTAATTTTTCAATGAATACTACTCTTACTGGGTCGACAGAAACCAAAACAATAACAACAATCACACGTGCTTCTGGTGGATCACCAGCAGAGAGCATCGATAGTATTAAATTCTATGCTCCCAAATTCAATACAACGAGGGATCGTGCAGTAACTTCTGATGATTATGCAACTCTTATCAAAAGAAGTTTTCCTGGAATCAATTCTATTTCTGTATGGGGCGGTGAGATAAATGATCCTCCCATTTATGGTAGAGTGTTTATCTGCCTAGATCCAGTTGCGGGAACTGTTATTACAGAGTCTGACAAAGACACAATTTCGAGAGATATTCTTGCACCAAAAAGTGTAGTCTCGATTCAACCTATTTTCGTTGATCCTGAATATACATTTATCAGTGTTGATTCGACAACTAAATATGATCAGAAGCAATCTTTAGAGACTTCAACCGAACTTGCTACTCGAATAAGAACAAATATTATTTCGCACTTTGATCTCAATTTGAATAAACTTGGAAAAGATTTCTACTATTCAAAATTGAGCGCAGATATTATGGATACTTCTAATTCGATTATTACGAATAAGATTGATCTAACTTTACATAAACGGTTTACTGGTGTTGTAACAGATCAAATTGCGTTTAGGTTGGATCCTAATTTTGGGCAATCTCTACTACCAAATAGTTTACATTCGACATATTTTAACACATTCTTAAACAGTGCATATTATGATGTATATATG